TTTTTGCTTACAACTTTTACACCTGCTTTTTTTGCAAGTTTAAGTGCGTTTTGATGACTGTCATCATCCATGTCTACTAGTTTAACAGTTTCTTCTTTAACTTCATCTTTATCTTTTTTATTTTTACGATGAGGGATGTCTCCACCTTTCTCTTCGTCTTTGACATTTTTGCTTATTGCTTTGCGTCTTTTGGTAAGATACTTGTCAGTTGAATCATGGTCACCATCGTTATCGATGTCTTTGTCACCATGACCTACAGGATCCATTCCTTCACCATCATCATCTTTATCAGTGACAGGTGCTTTCTTAGATTTCTCTAGCAGTTCTTTAACTGCTTCTTGCATAGGGTCTGTTTTTAAGTCTCGGTATTCCATTGCTCTTCCTATTTTACTAGATTAATGTTAAGTCTCTTCGCATGTTTGTTGAAGATATCTCTAACAGTTTTGTTTTTGTTTTCGGGTCTCATGAAATCATCTGCTAATTCATCATCAGATAAGTATTTCATTTCTAAATCTCTGATCAATTTAACTCCTTTTGGCGAACCTACTTTGGTGTTGCCTGGAACACTCTTCATTAACTTCTGAAACCCTTTGATTGCATTACCTTTAATTCTTGGATTGCTATCAAAGATACCAAATGCCATGGTTCCTTCTGTGACTTCAAATTGACTAATTCTTTTTTTAAGTTTAAGATAATCTAATGCGAGTTGCTCAGGATTCTCTATTAGTTGCTGGATAGTTTCCTGAAGATCCACTTCTGTTGTGACTTCTTCTAATAATGCATCTATTTCAGCAAATGCTTCTTGCTTCTGTGTGTTTTCTTCGAGCACAGGAGCCATTTGCCCTCTGACACTATCGAGTTGGTCTTTCCAAGATTGTCTATAATTTGCCATAGTAGTCTCTCGCTTTTATATTATTTATATGATTTAATGTTCTAGTTTCTCTATCTTTAGCACTAAATCGTTTATTCCTGGGAGTACACGATGGTACATTTCTCCTGGAATGTGATATTCATCACCTTCAATTAATTCTACAGGGAACTCACCATTGTATTGTAGTTGCCATCCCTGTCCTTCTAGCACTGTAATCTTTCTAGTTTCCTGATCACGATGCCATACAAACTCACTCTCGTCTTGTAAATGATCTAGAGTGCGTATGTTTCCCTCGTCAATATAAGGTTTACCAATAGAAGTTTCCACCACCTGATAATCCCAATTGACCTGCATATCTAGGCAAATTACATGCCCAATATGCAGCACTTGTTTTGTCTTTTTGCTGAGCACATTTATGCCTTGCTGCGAATGATTTTCTTGCTGCCTTGTCTTTGAGTTTAATTTTAAGACCAGATGTATCACCCCATGTCACCTTTTTAATGTTGCCTGTAGATGGATCTTTTACATACACATAGTATTTCTTCGGACCACCTGCTTTGGGTTTGTTAAGTTCTACATCTTCCCCATCAACCTTTGCTTCGATCATGGGTCTTTCTAAAGGAACTGCTCTGCCTTCGTATAGAGCATACTCAGGTTTGTCTGTGAAATCATGATCACATTCGCACCGATGTTCCTTAAAAGTTTTCACTAAACTGCTCCTTTACCATTCCATTGGACGATGCCATTCATCTTCCATTTGTTTTTCTTAGCAACTGAAATAGGCACAATTGCTTTATCTTTCATGTTGCCAGATTTAACCCATATAGATTTCTTTGCTTGTTGTGCTTCTTTTTTATCTGGCACACCTTTAACTATTTTCCACATGTCACCATTGACTCTAGTCATAACGATAAATGCTTCTTCTAGTTCTTGTTTATGTTCTAAAAATGTTTTCATTCTTCAAATCCTTTGAAATTAAAAAATGCATTGGACTTACCCTGCGCACTCTTTCCACCTGTGTCGGTGAATGTTAAATTACCAGAAAAGAAGGGACTTCCATCTGGTGATAAAAATATAATATTCGCATTATTAGTTCCTTCGTTATGCTTAACTGTAAGCAAGAAGTCTCCTTTTACATTATCAATCAATTCTTTCATCTTTGCACTAGTCCTTGAACTAATGACTGTTTGTTTCTTTTCGTCTTTACCTATCGCAGCATAGAAGTCATCACTTCCATCCAACCCAAGTAAGAAAAGCATTCTATTGTTGATCTCTTTCTTATGACTCATATAGTATGTATCAAAGATTTCAACTATGAGTTGAATCACTGATCGATGTGATGATTTTGCTACTGCTCTTGCCTCTTCTTTACTCTTACCTTGTTTCATGTAATTAGGTATGATGTTTTGCAAGTCAGTTAATTGCTGTATCTGTGAACGAGAACCAAAGTCTTTCGCAAATTGTTCTATAAAATCTGGTGTACTGCGTTCTGCTTTACCTGTATCATAGAACAAAGTTTTTAAGAACGATATGTAAGTTGAATTTGCCAAATTGATGTTGCTGGTCTTATATGACTTTAGAGATGCGTGTATCTCGTCTACAACTTGTTTCTCATTCTTCTTAGTGACTGTGATCACCAAATCTGCTTTGGTTGTTCCTTTACCACTGTCACCTGTTAATTCTATTTCAAACTCTAAGAATTTGTAATCTAATGCTGTTTGTACATCAGCAAAGATAGCATCAGCCATTGCTTTACCTGCTGCCATTTGTCTTTTAATATCTTTTTGTTCTGAAGGATTTAACAGTTTTTTAAGTTTTGCTGTATCACTTTTAAGTTCTGCTTTCAATGCAGGCAATTTAGTTCTTATGCCTAAAGATGCTGGCGAGTTCTCTATGTTCTTTGCTAATTCAACTGCTGTCACGATCTCTGAAAAGTATCCCAGCAATGACTTAGCATCTACACCTTCTGACACTGTCTTAGGTAGAGTGACAGGAATACGAACTCTTTGACCAAACTGAATCTTAGAGAATACTTTTTTAAAGATAGATTTAACTTTCTTTAGTCCTCGTTGAATCAGACCTCGTATATTGAGTTCTTCTATTTGAGTAGTGTGTTCTAAAAAACTTTTCATTATATTATGATTGTCTTACAAACATGTTTCCAGATGAGTTAAAATAAAAATCTCCGACTCCTACACCACCTGATGCAGCAGCAGAGTCATTAGAAAAAGGACCTGGAATGTTAAAGTTTTGTCCCTCTATAATTTGAGTAATTGTAGTGGAGTTATCTATTGTTTGTTCAATCGTTTTCTTATCTGTTTGATCCAACCTACCTGTAAAGATGTTAAAAGTCCAAGACATTATACTGTCCTCTCAACTGTCAATAGATTGTTAGACACATCATAAGTCATCACTATTGTGGCAACGATAGTACCACTAGAACCACCCAATCTGTAATCAACCTGTGTTAGGTTATCACTTACATCATAGGTGTTTGAGATGTAGTCATATGCTGGTATCCCCATCGGATTGGCGATATAGTTTTCTTCTCCGAATTTTTTTGTTCCTGCCATGTTTTAAATACTTTTTAGTACTCCTCTGTTGTTCTTATAAACTGTATATTGGCCACCATCTTTATCAACTTTGTTTGCTTTATTAGCATAGTTGATAGCATCTTTTTGCATATTGGCACCGAACACTAACTTCTCTTTTTCCTTTCTCTTTTTGTTTTGATAAGATACAACAAAGTTATTTTTTGAAAATTGTCTAGGATCCATGCTTTCGTTTGCTTGTCCTGGAGTATCTTTAGAATACACTTGTCTAATTCTGTCAGTACCAAGTTCTAGATAAGAGTCATTACAATTACCATCACCAAGATTGTATTTGGGTTCTTCGTTCTTTTGCTTTTTCTTTTTAGCAATAGCAATTGCTGCTTGCTGTGCAGGGTTTGCTGCCTCTGACCACCAATCTTTGAATAGTGCGAAAGACTCATTCTTTTGTCCTTCTCTAAACTTTTTCAGTCTTTGCATTTCTTGCTTTCTTACAGCAGGAAGTAATCTCTTAGAAAGTTTTTTAATAGCACCTTTCTTCTTTTCAAGTTTCTTGGCAATATTAACTTTTTGTGAAATAGAAAGATCTGCCATGCTTAAACTACCCAGCATTCTTTTTGCTATTCTAGTTCTTGCTGCTCTCATTGCTTTCATTTGCAACTCATTAGCATTTTTCATTCTTCTCTTTTTTCTTGCTGCGGATCTTGCTCTTTTCTTAGCAGTTCTTCTAGCAATTTGACCTCTCTTCATTCGTTGCTGAACAGAGAGTGCTTCTTCTATGCTGTTAAAGGGTTCAAAATCTTCGCCCATAGTAAGACCAGATAATTGCTGAACAATTGTTTGTAATTGAGGTGTTGGGATTGATGCCAAAACCTCAAGTTGCTTTTTTGAAAGACCTTTGACCCTAGCAAACATCTTTTTGATATCTACTTTTTTTTGTTCTGGTAGATTATCATCTACAGTACCATAAGTTTCACAGGGTGTTTTACCACAACCACAGTTCTTTTCTTCAGTCTGTGCTCGTTTTTCTCTTTCTGCTCTTTGTCTAGAAGTTTCTTTATCTTTAAGCATATCCAGTTTTTTCTTAGAATCTGCTCTTGCCTTTGCTATCTTATCTTTTTGCATTTCTGCAGATTTTCTCATATTAGCAAGGTTGCGTTCTCTTTCTCTTTTGACTCGTTCTTTATGTGCTTTTTCTTTTGGATCTTCTTCTGCTTCTTCTTCGACTGCAGTCTCTTCTTTTCTACCCTTTTGATATTTCTTAATAGAGTCTTTTGCAGACTTCATCATTGCTTTTTGATGTGCCTTTTGTTGAGATTTAGTTTTATCTCTTAATATATCTGCAAGTCTTTTTTCTGTGACTTCTTCTTCTGCTTCTTCTGGTACACAGTTGGGAACCATCTTGTCCCCTTTCTTTTTCATACCTTCTTTTTTGTATCCATTCCAGCAATCTTCATTGAACTGAGAGAAAGTCTTTTTATGTTCTACATGATCTCTTAAATCTTTATCTGCTGTGTTGTATGTTTTACCTTTAGTGATGTAAGAATTTACTCTAGCAAATGCCCATTGTTGTGGTGTAGTTCCAGGTCTATGCCCTGTTTTCCATGCTGCCATACCTCTATCATACACTTTCTTCAGTGTACCATAAGATATTCCAGACTCTTGTGCTTTCTTAACTAATCCTGCTATCTTTGCCATAATTAATCCCTCTGCTCTCTATCTTTTAAACGATCTATAGAATCTCTCATTCTAGATCGCATTCTTTGTAATTGATCTTTATTTCGATCTCGTTGTGCTTTGATTCTTGCTCTCTCAGCATCATCTAACTTTTCACCAAACATATCTTTGTACGTCTTAGTGTATTTAGATGGTTTTGTTTTTGCTTCTTTATCGCCAGGAGCAGGTTTGTAAGCAGATGCGTCATCATCAGATTTCTTTTCATTGCTTTTAAAATGTTTTGCTCTGGTTTCTTTTTCGTCTTTATCCATTTTGGTAAAGTATTTTGCTGGTTGTTTACCTTTTACATTTGGAACTGCATCTTCTACGATTTCACCAAGTCCTTTAGTTGTTAACCAAACTCTCGCACCTTCTAATTTAGTAACTGCTTTGAGTAAGTTTTCTTTGTTATCGATGGCAACAACTTTTCTATCTTGGATAATAGCATAATGAGGATTCTTAGATCCTACTGCATCTTCACCCACTTTGATGGTTTTAACTTCTTGCACTTCTTCAGACACTTTCTTATAACCCATTTGAGTATAAGTTCTCAATTCATAAGAGTTGATATATCTTACTGTTCCTTTCTTATTCATGACTTTGATCTTTTTTCCACCTTCGTAAAGATCTTTGTACATATAGTCTGGTAAATCCATTTCATTCCCCTCTCTTATGCCCATTTTAGATCGGACACTAAAGTATAATTTTTTGATGTCTGCTTCTTTGGCAGTACTTGGTACTGCTTTTTTGAATTCCTCGTATTCTCCATCACTGGCGATTTGTCTTGCTTTACTTGCTGACATACCAGATGCACCTTCTGCGTCTGGATCTCTTTCACCAGCACTGATCACATTAATAGTTTCAAAATCGTATCTACCATGTCTTGCTGTTTTGCCATTGTACATGTTTAGTAGTTTTTTAAACTCGTTGACCCTATCACTCCCCACAATCATAGAGATATCAGTGTATCCCTGATCATTTAATTGAACAAGAATATCAAATACATTTCTAACTGGTTTGGTTGGGAATTTAACTTTACGTCCAAAGAACTTCTTAAGATACATCATCTTAATCTTGTAATCTAAAGGGTTCTTTTTGGGGTCTTGTGACTTGGATGAATAGACTAGAGGGTCTGCTCCAAGTGTTTTTGATTTGGCTGATATTTTTTGTATGAGTTTCTCGTGCCCACTCGTAGGAGGGTTAAACCTACCAAAAGTGAATACTGCACTCTTGGATTTTGCTTCAGTAATATCGCCAATAGTCTTCATGGTAAGACTATTTATAACTTTTTGGTTCTTACTCTTCTTTGATATCTTCGAAGTGATCTGGATGTTCCTCCATACTTGTCAACAAGTGGAATAATGGACTGTCTGATCGACGTCCAACAAACTTATTTTCATTGACTTTTATATGGATCATTTCCTCTATTAAAATACTTTCCATCTCTTCGATAAATCTAGGAGTTATTGCCTCTGCTAAAGCATCGTACATTGCTCCTTTGGAAGGGTTTTGCTTGTAATCTATGTGCTCATTGATCTCATCGATAATGCCTTCTCTTTTCAGATTCTTTACATTATCAATAATTACATCAGAACTATTCTCTTCTCGAGAAGTATCGAAAGGTAAAAGGTGATCAACTGTATCATAAATAGACTTTTCTTTGTAGAATTCTCTACACAGTATCCAACAATGAGATGCGAATTGCCCACTCCTATTAGGTAAGATAATTCTATCTAAGTTTCCTTGCCAAAAATGATGTATTAAAGATGAAAACATATTTGCCATTTTAGGTATCTTATCATTGTAATCTATCGTTTCATCACAGGCATAGTTTTGTAGCATGGTCACAGATGAATGATCTAGTTCTGTAAACAACCCACTAATAAATCTAGATACAGGATGTCGTACAGTCATGTAAGAAGTATATCCTTCTAAATTAAGGCAATATGTTAATGGTTTGATAAACTTTTTTTCATCATTATCTGCTTCCATCCATGTCTCTGGTTTATCTCCCCAGATCAACCTGTAGAAATCACAAGTGCTGTAATCATCGGTTAGATGATCATCTGGATTTATTATGTGTTCTTTTTTTGTGATTAATGTATATCCATTATCTAAGAGCAGGTGTTTGATTGTTGAGTGTCCTGACTTTACAGGTGTGTACATGACTATCTTTTTGTCATGGTTAACATAGGTTGGAATTTCTTCCCATATCACGTGTTTCATAATTTACTTGTCCCAGTTCTTCTGAACTGTAAAATTGTTAAATGAAAATTCTAATCTATCTACAAGTTTTACTGCCGATCCTTTTCGATCAATAGCAACATAACCTTCTGGTTCTGTGACTCTAAATCCTTTATCGGTTTTAGTAAATGTGCCGATAGACTTTAGTTTGTTAAGATGTTTGATTATAGCACTCTTGCCATCCACTAAATGTTTTTGGAAAGTTGCTATGGCATCTATTGTAGTTCGTAATCCTTTGAGTTCTCTTACCAACTGCTGTCCGATCTCTTCTTTGATCTTTCTATTCTTTTCAGTTTTAAGTTTTGCGACTACTTTTTCTGCCCAATACTTCTCTACATAATTTATATATTCCTGCGCAGATGGATTGAATCTTTGTTCTCTAATAATAGAGTTAATGTAAGTCTTATAAGATGCACCAATCTGTCCTTTTGATGCATAGGTAGATTGAAGTTGTAGAAACTTCTTGACATCATTGCCTTTCATTTTCTTAAATGCTTTACCAGCATTGCTAAGAGCATTACGAACTTGTAAGGATAGTTTGGCAGGCATGGTTGAATTACCACTCACATCTCTATAAGTAGCATCTTGTGCCCATACATATTTTGATTTTTTGAACTTGCTGATTGACACACCAAAGGATGCTGACATATCTTGTAATGTTTTACCTTTGTATTCAGTATGCCAAACAATACCTATCTTAGATGCTTTGATGATATTACCAATATCAGAATCGACTGGTACAGAATATGTGATGGCATTTGGAGTGAAAATATAAGATTTTACACCATCCATACCCTGTACACTTACATCGTCGGTGAACAATAAGTCACCTTGGAAGATGCCAGACTTTGGCATCGTGTCTTTAAGATACATGAAAGCAGTTTCAAACTTCTTCTTGAGACCATCGCTCAGTTCGTTTGCTGATCTAATCTCTGGTACACTTCTATAGAATAAAGGTGTAGCATTGAACAGACTCTTCTTTGCTATAAAGAATTCATTTGTTTCTGGATGATAACCTGCAAAGATTGCTGGTGCACCATCCCACTTAACTGTCATGTTGTAGGATCCTTTGGCATTACCATTCAGCATTTTATGTAGTTCGATTAAGAACAAAATGCTACCTCTGGCTCCTACAAAACCAGAGTTTAAGATTTCATCTTCTAAATGTTCGAGATGTAGATTCTTCGCCATAAGACTATTTATTTCTTAATGGTTTTAGTTGAGATGGTTTTTTCGATTTTGCTAATCTTTACCATCAGTTTGTCTGCCTCGTCTTGTTTGCCTTCTTTTTTATAAACAATTAGTTGCTTCTTAAGAGCAACTTTCTCTTGTAAAAGATCTATTAATTTAGTTGGTTTCAATATTCTGTTCATGATTCATAAGCAATCTCCAGTCCATATTGGATTGCTTTCCTGCATTTCTCAGCATTATTTATATCTGTAGCAGCAGTTGTTTTTAGGTCTCTGTATAAAACTCGATACAGATGTTCTACCACTTCTGTGTTTGTAGTAAGAGATCCATTAAGGATCGCATCTTGGAATCTACCTTGGTTTTGATAATACAGTTGATGCCCCCATTGAATGAGAGCATCGTGATTTGAGTTTAGATCGTACATTATCCGAAAGATACGATTCCGAAACCTTCTTCTAACACAATCAATGTGTGCCCATTAGGTTCTCTGATTAAGTCACCTACAGAAACAGATGATCCGATAGCAACTTCTTCTATGTCTTCAGCATAGAAATCCCTCATGTTTCCCTTACGAAAAACTTCTTCAGAATAATCTGCTTCGATAAAAAATTTTGTGTAGAACTTTTCTAAGTTCTTGTAAGCAATTTTACATGCTGTGTTGAAATGATTGGATTCTTCGAGCATGATTGCTTTTCTCATACCCATTTCCCAGTCAGAACCTCTTTCTTCCCGATTTACTTGTAACACTTCGTATCTCATATTCACTCCTAAATGATTTGATTTCCTAGTATCAATAATTGTACTAAAAATTAGGGGGTGTCGTAAAGTGGTTTCTGTCTTAAAAGTTCTTTATATTTGTATGTTTCTGGAGTTAACTTAGCAAGCAAATCAAGCATGCCTAGATCGTTGAATACTCTTTCTGTGATATCGAGTATTTGTTTTTTGGTTTGGTTACTGATTCCTTCTGGAGGAGTTGTGTCATGATCTGTCAAAAATTTCTTAAGATTAGGTAATAAGATAATCTGATCAATATGATCAACCAAATTAAATGCTGTATCATGATTCAATACTGGATAAAAGATAGACATAAATGTACCATTACGATGTATGGTTTTTGTTAAGAATCGATTCATGACTTTATCTGGACCACCTGCTAATTCTATCCATGCTCTTAAAATATTTTCGTATTCTTCAGCAGTTTGTGTTTCATCAACTACAAAATTAGAAAGTCCTGTTCTCATCTCGTAACAAAAAGCAGAGATAAAGGATTCATCTACAGGTCTCCAAGTCATGTACTTTTTATAGTCTTTATATCTAGGACTCATTGCTTGAATCGCATCTTCTATGGGTTCGTATCCCAGATTCTCAATGTTGGTTTTGTGGAAGATCCATCGTCCATTGTTTTTCAATGTATCTGTAAGTAGAGAAGTTCCATGTTTAAAATGAGAAATCAAAATCTTCTTTTCAAAATGATTGAAATAAGTATCAATCATCATGTCTCTTAACTCTAAGACTCTACGCATCGTAGTTGAACTCCTGGAATTTTTGTACCAAGTTTTTGCCTGCTTTAGTATTATCAAACACAGGTCCATTATCAATCAACTCTTCTTGTGCGTTTTGTTCACAGTCATAAAGTTTCATTCTACTTCTATCCACACCCATTACAAATCTTTTGTTCATGGTTGGATCATTGTATCGATTCTTTAACTGTTTCACTAGCATTTGATCTAATGCTTCTAGTTCTTCACTACTAATTAATGCAAACATAAAGTCAGCAGTCGCAGGTAAACCAAAAGATTCTGAAGTATCTGTTAAATCAATATCTGTATTACTATATCCAGATCTTGTAGTTTGAGTAGCACTTAACACAGGCACATCATACTCTACTGCTAATCCTCGCAGTTCTTCAGCAATACTCTTCACCAAAGTGTAAGAGTTAACATTAGATCCTGGACGCACTCTGAATGAAGTACAAATGTTTAGATAATCAATAACAATCAAGTCAGGTTTATAATCTTTCTTTAGATTTAACTCTTGTAGCAGATGTCTAAAGTGTCCCACATGAGCACCTGCTGTAGGATACTCTTTAATGATCAGTTTGCCTTTAGTCTTTTCTCTTAACCTTTCGATCTTCTTATCATACATATCCTTTGGTAAGTCAGTCAACTCTCTCATAGGTATGTTGAGTAGATTCGCATCGATTCTTTCAGCAATTCTTTCTTCTGCCATCTCCATTGTGATGTACAAAACATTCTTGCCCATCATTAAACAGTTCGCAGCAACATGACCCATGAATAAAGTTTTACCCACACCTGTTCCTGCTAGTGCTATGTTTAATGTTTTATTAGGCAGACCACCTTTAGTGATCTTGTTAAAGTAATCTAAATCAAAAGGAAGTTTCTCTTCCTCAGTATGATAGAAGTCATATCTCCTATCGCTGTCAATCAAAAAGTCATGACCAATGTTAGTGTCAAAAGATACAGACAATGCTTCTTTGAGTAAGTCTGGTATTTCACCTTGCGATCTTTTACCTTTCTCATCTAAGATTTCAATACTGTCCATAACAGCATTGTAGATAGCACGATCTTTACACCATTTCTCAGTTTGTTCAATTAACCAATCAAGAGGTGTATCATCTTTGTCTTTGTAAAGTTTGTCAAGAATGACTTTGGTCAACTTGTAGTCTGCATCATTCATGGATGCACTATCAAGTTCTATGCCCAATGCTTCTACTGTAGGAATGGTATTGTACTTGGTGAAGTACTCTCTGATTTGCTCATAGACATACCTTTCGTCTCTTTCTGCGAAGTATTCATCTTGAATGAATGGCAGTGTTTTCCTAGCAAAGACATCTTCTTTGACTAAGTTTTTCAGTATTACAAACTCTAATCTTTTATCTGACATTTACTTTTTATTGGCGACTGTTTTCTTTCTTATTGTATATGCTTCATTCGTGTACTTGGTACGAGGATCATCAGCGATGTATCTGCCCTTGCCATCTCTAGCACGGATTCTCTCATAACCAGACATGAAGAAGTTTTTAAGACTTGTCAGTATATTCTTCATCAGTTATTTCTCCTGTTTCTTTATCAAAATCAACAGATCCTCCATACTTAAACTCTTTGCCAGCAGCATCTTCTAGTTGCTCCATGATCTCTGGAGTATAGTATTTCTCAGGATTGTTATTTATAGTTTTACCAAATTGTGTAGTACCATCTGGCAGTTCGATTCTGGTGGACTTATTTTTAAAGACACCATACTTTAATCCTAATTCAAGCAGACCATAATATCTATCTAGTCCACTGTCATACATCAGTTTGGTATCTACTATTTTGTTTTCAATAGTCAACCTCGACTTAGCATTCTTACAGTGGATGATATTACCAACAACATCTTTACCATCTTTCTCTTTTCTTTTAGATAAGAAAATGATAGAAGATGCAGCATACTTAAGACCTGATCCACCACCCATCTCTTTCGTTGGGAACATTGAACCAATACTGTCATAAGTATGGTTTGTCACTATCATAGGAACTTTTGCTCGACCTAGTTTCAAAGTAAGAACTCTGAATGCACCTTTTAGAATCTGTGCTCTGGTCATATCTCTTGTTTCTTTACCCTCAGCAGTATCTTCAATCTCTTTGGTTGTAGATAACATGCCAAGTGAATCTAAGACGAACATCATCTTAGGTCTTTTATCTTCGGGTGTTTCTAGATAACGATCAATGACTTTGATCGTTTGAGTTCGGAACTCTTGTGCTGTTACGACTGGAACGATAACGATACGATCGGGATCAATACCTCGTTCTTCAATCATTTGTGTAGTAATCGCTGACTCTGATTCAAAGTACATTACTGCTGCATCAGGATTATCTTCTAAGAATCTTTTACATATTCCTAGAGCAAAAAAGGTTTTACCTGTGGCTGATTCACCAGCGATTGCTGTTATTTTATTTTCGGGAAGTCCACCATACAGTGAACCTGAAAGTAAGGCATTAAAGATGTAAGAACCAGTGTCGACAAATCCATCGACGTCTCCTGCTTCTATACCTTCTGATACGATATTGGCATACTCATTCCCTGATGCCTTCACTAGATCTTTTAGAAAACTCATTATTCACTTCTCCATTACAAATTTTATCATCATACTTTATATGTTCTTTCATCATTGCCTTTATATCGCTCAACTGATGCTCCATGTATAACAGGATAGCAATCGTTGCGGAGCAAAAAACAAAAAAGATTACGTCCATTAAGTTATGATCCATAATTTATTCTACTCTATTATTCCCTTTTCGTAAAGGTACTTTCGGTTAAATAGATGTAATTCTTTTATGTCATCCTTTGATTGCCCATGATATGGCACTGCCATTTTGTTTTCAATCAAAGAATCACAGACTGATTCCCATGACTCATTCACATTGTTGTGAACATGGAAGTCTCCGATAATTCTACCAAACTTTCCTTTTGACTCATATTTCTTTGTTACAAGTTTATGTGTGCTGCCAACAGGTAGTTTTTCCAGTAGAAACTTCTTGGATAAAAGTCCAAATTTCTTTTCTTCTAAATCTCTAGTTCTTGACTCAGGTGTATCAATGCCTTCTAAACGAACTCGTTCATCTTTTAGAACGATGTTGAAACCTAAATCTATATCGATGTCGACTGTATCGCCATCGACCACTTTCAATATTGTACATTTATATTCATACATAGTTTCAATATTTAGGCAAAAAAACTGTCTAAACTAGCAGTTGGTTCTGTATTCCAGTCTATCGTATATAAAATTGCCTGTAGAGGTTCTAGAAAACTCTTTTTGAACTGTAAGTCATAATCTACATACTTGTGTAGATCAAACTCTTTTGGTAAGAAACCAATGAAAGCAATTACATTTTCATTGATAGTGTTAGGAAGTTTTAGATAACAGAACTTGATCTTCTCACCATTCTTGATCAAACTGTATCTCATCTCTAATCCTTTTTTGTTTAGATAATGATTGTATAACAAAGAACCTCTTACATGAATCGGTGTACTCTTTGTGTAGATGTTAGCATTATCTTTATACTGTAGTAATCCTTTAACACTACGAGGGAATGCTACTTCTTCAGGTGGTAGTTGAGTAAACATTATCCTGCTCTCCTCTACAAAGTTATGTATTGCTGTTTCGTCACCTTGCATGACCACCTTTAATCCTTCTTCTAACCTTTTGCGTACCCAAAGAGGAGTAGATGATTTTGCAGTTTCAATACCCATCATCTTCAACTTAGGTTGAGCAAGTCGAACTCCTTCGTCATCAAGTACATTTAGAATGTATCTTTTCTTAGCAGTCCATATACCTTTGTCTGCTATTACTTCTCTTGCCATTTGCATCTTTTGATCATAAGCATTTACATAGTCAGCAAGTTCTTGATAAGACTGATCAATAAAAGGTTCAATCTTTTCCTTAGCAATCTGATCTAAAAATTGTAATGGGTTCTTAGGATTCACTTTCTGTATCAATTCATCAAACCTTACATACACTGAATCAGTATCCATTGCGATAACATAATCGGCATCAGTCTTGAGTAAATTGTTCAACCATTCGTTAATCTTCTTTTCAATCCATTGTATAGATAACTGCCCTGCTGTAGTAATGCCTTCTGCGATTCTGAGATTAAAGAAAGCAAAGTATTGGTTAGCAAGTGCACCATATGCTGAGTTAAGAGAAATCTTACGCACCATTTGGTTATTATGACAAATGGTAATTAATGATTGTAGTTCTTGTTTCTTTTTAGGATCAGTTTCAGTTTGAAGTTTCTTTGATGCTTCAATCATTCTACCTTTCCACAACTTCCTTTCATCATAGAACTGTTCCATTAACTCTGGTAAGAATCCTTGTTTCTTCTTACTAAACACTGCACCATTAGGCACAACTGTCACATCTTTGCGTTTGATATATGTAGAATCATATTGCCCATTAAGTAGTTTCTTAACAGTGACATCTTCATGATCTTTTGTTAAGGTTTCTGGTGACATATTGTACTGCATAATCAAATGAGGATACAGTGAGTTTAAGTCAAAGGAAAGTACCCAATCGTGCCCACCAACTTGTGGTTCTTTTACATATGCACCTATAATTGGACCCTTCTTATCGTTGCCTGTTTTTAAAGCAGGTGGTGGAGTTTGTATGTTCCTATCTCTCAAGAAGTTGTAAATAATAGTTTCCCAGTATCTTACTTGACCAAAGGTATCACCATAATTACACTTCGCAGTATAAGTCATAGCAAAGATTAAATCAATCAATCCTAGTTTCTTATCTAATCTTTCTACCAAGTCAACATCTTTGATGTTGTACTCTAAGAACTTAATGTAGTCTTGTTTGTATAGTAAGTGTAGAGATGACTGTTCATAGTCCAATTTACCCTCACCAAGTTCTACTTGGGCAATGTTATCTAAACGATAAGACTCTTGGTTCTTGTAAGTAAACTTACGATAGATCTGTAGATAATCTAAAATGGTAATACCATGCAGTTTCCAAGATTGCTGTAGATTTGTACCACCCATAAAGTTCCACTCTCTGGTGTCTGACATACCCCATGGTGATAGTTTCTTATGTTCTCCTTCACCAAACAGTTTGTCAATTCTATTACAAAGATAAGTGATGTCAAAGGTTTCTACATTCCAACCTGTGATACAATCTGGAGATAGTTCTCTCCAAACTTTGATGAATTTTAAAAGTAATTCCTTCTCAGATTGACAAGGATGATAGATTATGTTTTGTTGATGATCCCATTCACCAAACCCAAACACATGGGCAGGTTGATCAAATTGTTTAAGGGTGATGGCATTGACTCTTTCATTTGCCAATGTGGGTTCGGGGAATCCTTCTTCACACTCACACTCAATGTCAAGAGTACAAACTCGAATGAGTTTGGGGTCGTACTCTATTTCACCTTGAAAGTTCTCTGCGATATAGGTATATGCCCAACGATCAAAACCATGAACCTCAAAAGAATCAATACCAGAATACTTCTCACGAAATCTTCTTGCTCCACTCATCCCATTTAGTTTAACAGGTTCGAGGTTTCTTCCGTCTAAGGTTTTATATGGCGAGTCGGGTTTATTAGAGAGAACATACAGAGTTGGTCTGTATGGCAAGGTTGCCTTTGCTTGCTTGCCATCTTTATAACCTCTTACAAGTATCTTGTCTCTAGTTGGGTGTACATGCGTATAAAAATCCATCAAGACTTATTGTACCTCAAAAGCACAATGTTGTAAAGTGGGTTCTGACTAGAAACGATTAATTTCTTCAAGTAAATCTCTGTAATGTGCCATCTTAGTCAGTTCTGCTTCAATCGTTTCCATAACATCTGGATGTTCTGCAACACCAACTGAATTGTGTAAGATGTTCAATACATTTACTTTGTGTTTGTTTATTAATGCCTCGTAATGCATTTGACCTGCTTCGAGGATGGAGTCTCTCATAGTTTTAGACATAATGTAGTTCTCTCTTTAAGGGTTTTGTCGATCGTTTTTGTCGAAGTCTAAGAATCCTGTTGCTGCGAAATACTCATCGCCAGATTCTATTGCTTTGCCAACATTAACAACTCTATCTCTGAGTCTTGTTGATCTTGGACCAACTTGGGTTGCCCATTTTGAATCCATCATTTGTACTGCCATTTCAGCATAGTCACCAGCATCAAGTGCTGCTAACATTTTTTTGAATCCTGCTAATCTAGTCATACCCATATTAAACATCATGTTAAGCAATACATGTTGGATCTCTCCAGGGAATGCAAGGAACTTATCCTCACCCCACATGTGTAAGCATTCTTTAAAATGTTTATCAATGTCTAAAAATAATAATTCGTTAACTCTTTCATCTGATATAGTATCACCGACTTCTAGTTTTTCTAATCCTGCGTCTCCTTCTGGATTAATGAGGTGTCCTACCCCAACTGTCTTTAGTCCTAAAGAGTCTAGATACACATCATTTTTGACTCCTTCGTCAAATTTGATTTGTTCTATAAATTTATGGTCTCTTCTCATTTCAATAGTTCTCCTGAAAAATATTTTTTTAACATGTCTGTGAATGACAGCCATGGTTCGTATAATAGTACAACTTCGCATCCTTTATCCTCTCTCATTGTTTTTACTCCATGGGGGAGCATAAAGTTGCAGATATGTGCTGTATCATTATTTATAGTAATCGTTCTCTCATATGATCTTAAGTTCTTAAGAGGAATGATTCCTAAGTGTTCTCCATATACATCCCATTGAGGAATCGATACTTCATAATGTAGATCCAAAGGATAGTCTGGATCTGTAGCATAAGTAATACCTGATGCTCTCATGGGCATATCTAAGTGTAATAGATATGGGGTATTGGGTTTCATTCTCAAGTATGCCAATACAGGTCTCTTGAGATTAAAGTTTTCAAGTACCCATGGATGGTCAACGATTCTACTGTGTAGTATCTCTGCACAATCCCCATCTGGTATTTGATCTCGCAGATCTTGTACCACATGTGAGGGTAGTGTACCCATCTTTGGTTCTTCGATAGGATGTGCCATCCCACCTATTGTTAGAGGATCATTACGATGCTCTATACCAAACTCTTCTATTAATTGTTGCTGTGTACTAAAGATGACATCTTGGTAGACATCTTCATTCGTTATCTTCGTCTTTTTGATTGACATCTATTTTATCTATAACTTCTTTTTGTTCTTGTCGTACTTGATTCATAATCAGTTCTACTAGAATATCACCCATCAATGCTTGCAACTGCATGTCTGTATACAGGTCTTCAACTCTATCTTCATAAACTTCCCCACCCCATCGAATATTTCTTTCGAACTGTAGTTCTTTTTCACCTTCTACGAACGACACTCTACCATACTGAAATATAAGTCCTTTGTATTCAGATATATTTATTCTTACACCTGCATCATTCTCTTTAGGGTTTTCAACTATGGTATAGACACCATCATCAAACAAAGGATTATCTCCATCCTGGAACATCATCCTTTCACTAGAAAGCATTACATCTCTGGTTTCACTCATGATACAATACCAGCAGATGCTACTTTAATTGAACTCGTAGCATCTTCATATGCTTCAGCAACTTTCTTATTGGTGGGTGTCATGAACACGATAGTTTGAAATTGAACTTCTGTAGGATTTTCATTTCCTGTTACAGCAATACCTTTTGCGAAACCCATTTGTCCATCTTGATTTTGAAGAATCATTCTAGGATCTTTCATCACAACATGGGTGTCACCATACTCTGTGAGTTTTCCTACATATTCTCCACTTATTGTCACCACTGTGACGATATCACCTACTTGCATAATATTCTCCTAGTTTGTCATCGTCAAAACTAGATCTCCAGTTTACTCGATGTTTGTGGTTATCGTTTAAGATAACTCTGTGATTTGTCATGAGTTGATTCCATATTAGAATGTCACCTTTCTCATACCTGTGCTTATAAGCAAACATCGGATTGTTTGCTTCCATCTCTATGTGATTCATCAGTTGTATAACTTTTGGATCTTGTTGCTGATTAATCATCGTTGGGTTAAAGCAATAATGCATTTTACCAAAGAACGATTGAACTAATGGATGATCATGACTTAACTTCTCATAATCTTCAGTAGTTGGGTTCTTAATAGTATGTATATTCGTATTGAAGTGGGTGTACTGCACATCCTTTGCTTCTTCTTTATGTTGACTATACTTATAAGTTGCTGCCAAGTTTCTAAACTCAGTCATCGGATGAGGTGTTCCCTCGACCGATTGATTCATGATAATACTGAATCTTGTTGGTTTGGGCATACAAGTCATATCTTGATGCCATTCACCGATGTACTTTCCATTTGCTTTGAATAAGTCATCTTTGTTATCCATTGCATAGATATCCATAGGAGTCATATGCATTTTGGGTTCATACTTGCTCAGAGGCACATGTAATTCATCTGCACCCATAGTTCCTAAACTATTAATGAACTTGAATGCCCATTCCCTATCACCTGTTCTTACTTTTTTAGAACGAATAATCACCAATGGTGATCTGAGTAGATTATCCCAAATATCTTCAGGTTCTATAGTATCTACAAGAGTAAAATTATTCGGGAAGGATATGTTTAACATTATCGCTGTAATATTCCTTGATAAGATTATCGTCAAAGTTAGAACGATACATAATTCTTTTGCCAGTGTAAGTTTCTGGTATGATTGCTCTATGTAAAGTTGCTGTATGATTCCATATTACAATATCACCATTCTTCCAATGATGAGTGTGTTTGAGTGTGTTTCTGTTTTCATACACTTCTTTAAACACACTAGTCGAAAACTCTGCCCAATTTTTACACTCTTGATTTAGAGGTGGGTTATAACTGAAATGCTTTCTACCAAACCATTCTTGTACCACAGGGTGATAATATGCTCCTTCATATGCTTCGGTATGTAATATATTGTCTATGTCTTGACCTGATGGATCAAAGACTTTATGTAATAATTGCATTTTCAAATTTTGATGCTCGCTGATTCGATAAGCATCAAACAAATCTATAAATTCGGTTGGGGGTGCATCATAAGTGTCTACTGCTTTAGCATATAGCAAACAGAACTTAACAGGTTTCTCTGTTGCTGTATAATCTTGGTGCCAATGCTTAGTGTATTGATTCTGTGCTCTGTCCCAATCACTTTGAGAATCAAATTCTGTAACAAATTCATGGGTGTTGGGTGGGTTTCCAAACTTACTTCCGATCTCTTCTTTCCATTGATCTAGATCGTTCATGTCTACACCATCTAAGCAAGTTCTCCAACAAGGTTGACCCAACTGCCTAGTTAGGTCTGCGATATCAGACATCTCAAGTTCTTTACCGAGACTGAGATGTACTATAGGTGAGAAGATAAGTGCTTCTTTAATCTTATCTATATCTAAATTGAATAATCTTGTAAACATTAAAAATAAAAATCCTCAATTGCTAGATAGATGAAGTATGAGAATGCTAATGCAAACCCTACAACAAAAATGCTACCTATATGAACAGCAAGAACAAACATTGAAACTAATAAAGCATTAAAGAAATCTACTGTTCGTTGATATATTGTATTTAGCATAGTGACTCTCGTGCCCTTTCCTTCCATTCCATTAACCAATTATCGAACTCTTCATCATCACTCCAGTCATAATCTGCTGGTGTGACTTCAATCACTGCTCCTCGAATGCTTTGTATTTCTTCCCAAGTCATTTCGTCATAGTCCATGGTGGTGGTTTCACCTGCCCATTCTGTGACCATAACTCCTGTGAAGTTATAGAACTCATCGTCATATTGATTGATCAGTTTTATTTCAGGATCCCATTGAGATAGATACTCTGTTAGTTTTTCTACGAAAGCATCGGCAATAGACCATGCTGAATACATACAGAAGTAATCATCTTCTGCCTCTGTGATATGACACCACTTGGCACCTACATTATCACAGTACCAATCCCATGCATGTTCTTCCTCAAGTTTTGGTATTCCTATAAGAGGAGCATAGTCCTCTGGACTTGCATCTTGTAAGAAGTCATTGGGATATTCTTTTTCAAGTTTATCATGTACCAATTGCTTGATTCTTTGCCACTCTTCGAGTGCTGACTCATTTGCCTCAATATCTACATACTGATAAACATGATTTGCCATTAGGACTTAGTTCCTTCTATGTAATTGAATACTGTGTCAGGATCTGATACAACATAGGAGTCATCATTAGCATTGTCTCTTTGATTAGGTTCTATGAAAGATTTTTCAACAACCATATCATTAATGACCATAGCATATCTCCAAGATCTCATACCAAAACCAATGTTTGACTTATCAACTAAAGCACCCATCAATCGAGTAAATTCTCCAGTTCCATCAGGTAATGCTTTTACATTCTCAACACCTTGTGATTGAAACCATGCGTTCATTACGAACGAATCGTTTACTGATAAGCAGTAGATTTCATCTACACCATTTTCTAAGAACTTGCTATACTGTTCTTCGTATCCAGGCAACTGCTTAGTTGAACATGTGGGGGTAAATGCTCCAGGAAGTGAGAATAAAACGACTCTCTTTCCACCAAACATTTCTACTGTTTCTTTAGTTACAAATTCACCTAGTTCTCTGAATGTAAACTTGACATTCGGAACAAAATTTTTCAATTCAAATTCTGACATTATTTATCTCCCATAACGATAGATGGATCTTTTGCAGAGAATAACTCTTTTAAGAATCTCATCACTTTAGTTTGTCTATCGAATACAAAGTTTCTAAACTCTTCCATGTATTCAACTTGTACGATAAATCCATTTTGGACTTTTTCTACTTCTATTTTCATAATATATATTTCCTCAAATTATGGCGATCCAGAAGGGACTCGAACCCTCAACTTCTGCCGTGACAGGGCAGTGCTCTAACCAATTGAACTACTGGACCAAAGTGGTGGAGTGAGAGGGACTCGAACCCTCGACCTCTTCCGTGCAAG